TGCACAACTTGAGGCTCTTGTAGCTAACAAGTCAATGTCACCAGATGCTATTGGCGCATTGAACTCCGCTTTGGCTGCACAACGCCAAGCACAGGCTGACATCGTAAAGGACATCAGCCTTACAACCCCACTCTCAACCAGCTTCGCAGCTTTCGACTTGGAAGCACCTGCAAAGCTTTTGACACCACGCCCAACACCACTTCGTAACAAGCTCCCACGCAAGAAGGGTGTCGGTACTTCACACCGCATCAAGCGCATTACTGGTTACACCGGTACTGGCACAGGCGGACAAGGAACAATCTGGCCAGGAATTACAGAATCTACAACCAACGCTTTCGGTTCAATCAACTACGAGCGTGGCCCAAAGATTTCGTACTCTGCTGACGATCTCGTTCTGCCATACAACTCATACTCGCTATCTGATAGCGTTTCATTCGATGCTAACTTCTCAGGTCTCGGATACCAAGACCTTCGCCAGTTGTCATCAACTTCTACCTTGTACGCAACAATGCTGATGGAAGAGCGTATGCTCTTGATGTCACGCGGAACTGCAACAGGTTACTCAGGCGCACTTGCTGCTCCTACAATCACCGCAACCGCTCGTACTGCTGCAACAGGTGAGACTCCAATCTCATCAGGCACAAAGGTATGGGTCAAGGCAACTTCTGATGCTGGTGCTTTCGGTGAGTCTGTTGTCTCTGCTGTTGCTTCTGCAACTCCAGACGGCTCAACTCAGGTTATTGATGTTGTAATCTCTGCTGCTGTAACTGGCGCACTTGGTTACAAGGTCTATGCTGGTGCAAACGCAACCGAACCTGCTGACTCAGCTAAGTTCTACAACGGCAAGTCTGCTACTCGCACAATCACCTTGCAGGGAACTCTTGCAACATCAGGTGATACTGCTGCTGCTCACGCTGCTGACACCTCTGCTTACGCAACAGGTTATGACGGCATCTTGGCTACCGTACTCGGCCCTAACACCGGATACAACAACAACATCAACGGTACTTTCTCAACCTCTAATCCGGGCAATGAGTTCCAGACCGTGTTCTACAACCTCTACAACAATGTTAAGGCTGATCCAGATGAGATTCTTCTCAACGGTTCAGACCGCAAGCAGTTGTCAGATTCAATCAAAAACGGCTCAACCGCTAACTACCGTTTGAATCTCACACAGACTGAGGCTGGAGACTACATTGGCGGCGCAACAATTGGTGCGCTTTACAATGAAATCACAGGCAAGATGGTTAACCTCACGGTTCACCCATGGTTGCCACAGGGCGTTGCGCCTGTATTGTCTTACACATTGCCTATCCCAGACACAGAGGTTTCTGATGTTTGGTCAGTATTCAATGTTCAGGACTACATGGGTATCCAATGGCCTGTAACTCAGTTCTCGTATGACTTCTCAACTTACTTCCGTGGAACCTTCGTTTGCTACGCTCCTGCGTGGAACGGCGTTGTTTCAGGTATTAAGGCAGTTGCATAACTGAACTCATAGTGCTGAGAGGGTGGCTTCGGTCACCCTCTCTCCACAGAAAGAAGGCGATATGACAAAGATGATCCCACCACAAGGCTTGCGTGAAGTATCCGTAAGAACCGAGCGTGGCACAAAGGTTTATAGAGCAGACAAATCCGGGTTAATAAATGTAGATAACCCCAAACACGCGGCTCAAATGAAGGCTGAAGGCTTAGGAACGGCAAATGCGATGGGTTCGATAGCTCGACCATCCACAATTGGATTCACCTGCCAAAAGTGCGGGTTCGGCTCATTCTTCAAAAAATGCTCAAAGTGCGGAGAAATAAATGGCTAATGCAATCACCAGTACGACCCACCAGTTCTCCACTCCGTACTTGACCCTAACGGAATACAAGAACGCGCCGACTGCTATTGACCTTGATAACCTCGTATTTAACTCACAAGACCCAGATGTTCAGGATGCGGAACTCAACAATGTCATTGCTCGAGCAAGCTCATGGATTGATACATACTGCAATCAAGTTTTGGCGGCTACCAACGAAACCGAACAACAACGCTCACGCATTAGAGACGATGGCACAATCCGCTTCCATCCACGCTATAACCCAATTATTGCGCTGACTGCTTTGCAGTACGGCTCGGTCAATTATCAAATGACCACCGTTCAGGATTGCTCGCTTGCTTGGATTGAAGATTCACAAATCATTTTCCCTTACGCCATGCTTGCTACCACTTATAGCAATCAAGGCCCACTTCAGTTCGGCTTTCCTACCACGCCACGCCAAGAGGTATTTCTCAAATATACCTACATCAACGGTTACGCCAACACCACTATTGCAACGGCAACCCAAGGACAATCAAGCCTGACCGTAGCTGACGGCACAGGAATCGTTGCCGGACAGATGCTCAAGATTTATGACGGCTTTAACTCAGAGAATGTCATGGTTGCCAGCACCTATACATTCGGATCAGCAACCGTTCCGCTTGTTTCAGCTTTGGCGTACTCACACGCCGCAGGTATTTCTATCTCTGCCCTACCACCAGCAATCAAGGAAGCGGCTATCTTGGTCACAACTGCGATGCTTAAGGTTCGTGGCGATAACTCAATGGTCATGTCTGTAGCCTCTCGCCCTTCACAAGCCACACCGGGCGCTCAGAACATGGGCGGCGATTTGAAGCAAGCGCAAGACCTTCTCGCCCCTTACCGCAGGATTCGCTAATGGCGGGTCGCAAGGATGTTCGCACAACACTTGCGAACTTTATCGCGCCGCCTAATGTAGATGGCATCAACCAAGTCTTTACCTCGTTTCCTAAGCGTATTGACTTTCAGGTGAACGCCTTGCCTTCTCAGCTATCTCGGTGCGCCGCAGTTATCCATATCGAAAGCGAAACCGAAAACCGCCTAGCTATCGGTGGTGCGCATAGTGGCGTAAAGCGTATTGATTACACGGTTGCTATTCAGCTTTTCCATCATTCTATGGAGCGCAACTCCGAGGATGCCATGAACAACCTTGACTATGTAATAGATAGCCTCAAAACCGTTCTGCGTTCGGATCACCAATTCGGTGACCCTTCGGGCTATCTTGTCTGGCAAGGCGCAGAGCCAGTTATCAGCGCGACCTACGGTGAGCCAATGTCTAACGATGGAACTTCCACAGAGACTTGGGCGATTATCCGCTTTGATGTTACCCAAATGATTCAAGCATAAGGAGAGAAATGGCAACCTTCACATATAACGGAACACATGAAGTCGTGTTTCCGTCAATCGCCGTCACGGTTAAGCCCGGCGACTCATTCGAAGCGCCCGATGATTTTAAGGCTCACAATGTCACACCCGCAAAAAAATCCAAGCCAGCCCCAACAGTAGGAGATGAATAAATGACAACGCTCGCACAACCATCCGTCAAAAGTTACCTTGGGGTTGCTCTAGAGACAACCAAGGGAACTGCGGTCACCGCTACTAACTTTGTACCTATTACCCTTAACTCATTCAAGCCAGTTGATGTCATTGCGCCTTTGTATGACACAGGTATTCGTGGCTCAATGGTTGAGAACTACCAGTATGTTCAGGGTCGCCGTAACACGACCGTTGACTTTGGTGGCCCAGTATTCGCTGACACCGTTGGCTTCTGGATTGCTGGCGTTCTTGGCGATGTAGCTACAACAGGCTCAAGCGCCCCTTACACCCATGTTATTGCTCTGAAGAACGCAGTCGGTGGATCAGGAGACGCACAACCTAAGTCTTTGACCATTACCGATTTCTATTCGGCAAACACCCGTCAATATCCCGGCGTTCAGATTACCGATTTCGGTTTAACTTATAGCGCTGACGGAATGTTGGAATACACCGCTAAGGCTATGGGCTTCCCATCAACAACCACTAGCGCACCAACACCTTCATTCACCACCGTCTTGCCTACTCAGGTATGGACAGGAACAGTAACCATCGGCGGAACAACCGTTGGATATGTTCGCACAGGCACATTGGACTTGTCGCGTAAGGCAGAAGCTATTTGGGGCGTTGCAAACACCCAGTCTCCTTATCAAGTATTCGTTGGCTCATTAACCGCCAAGGGCAAGGTCACCTTCGTCATGCAAGACGACACAGAACTTACTCGTTACCTCACCAATACCCAACCTGCTCTTACCTTCAACTTTTCAACTGGCTCAGGTTCAACTGCAACTCAGGTTCAGTTCACCTTGTCAAAGGGTGCTTACAACACCGGAGAAATTGACCGCACCGCCGACTATGTTCAGGTGACGGTTGATATTGAAGGTCTTGGAAATACCACCGATGTCGGTGCAACTAGCGGATACTCTCCTGTTAAGTTCACCCTGCAAAACGCATTTACTAGCGGCACATACCAGTAAACGCGTAAACTAGATGTCTGTCGGGCAGCCGCCTTCCCTGCCCGCCAGACCCTAATTCGTGAAGGCAAAGCTGGAAGGAAACCATGTCTAAAGCAATTACACTCCCATCGGGCGCAACCGTTACTTTGCGCGATCCAAAATCTTTGCGTCAAAAAGACCGCACGAAGGTTTATCAAGCCGCAAGCAACGCCGAAGGTATTATGCAAGGCGTATCCATGATTGACGGTCTTATCGGCGTTCTTGTCGAGTCATGGTCATTTGACCTAATCATCCCTTCTGTTCACCTTGCCTCTCTTGGCGAATTAGAAATTCCTGATTATGACGCTCTCGCCGAAGAAGCAAGCAAGGCTCAAAACATTATCTTTGGTACTGGCTTTCAGGCAACACCAGAAAACGAATCGAACCCCGATAGCCCTTTAGACAAATCCAACGCTTAGTTTGGGCGGTCAATAACCCTACAAGCCAGCGTTCAAATCAGGTATATCCTGATGATGAGTTTCTGTATTACCTCTGCGCTAAAGAGTTCGGCTGGACTATCGAGGAAACCGATAACCAGCCAGCGCACTTCCTTGATTGGGTAGTGAACTTTCACAAAGCCATTAAAGAGGTTAATAGTGATAAAGAGTAATATCAGCCAAGTCAAGAAGTTTATTGACAAAGCCGAAACCAATTTAGATTCAGGCGCTCGCGCTGCGCGTGATGAAATGATGGCTACCTTTATCCAGCTCA